AAACAACTGACGTTGCTGGCGGTAAAACTGTTACATACACAAACTCTTCTCAAATTGACAACGGCTCTGCAAGTCGCCGCATGGTCATTAAACAAGACGCCAACGGCAATCCACAAATCTTCGCTGACCTTGCAAATGCTGTCGCTCCTACCGTCTATGAACTCTATGAAGCTTTCGCGCTTCAAGAACTATTACAAATCGATGCTCGTGGTGGTACCCGCTACTTCGAAATCTTACGCGCTCACTTCGGCGTAACTTCTCCTGACTCTCGCTTACAACGCCCCGAATATCTCGGCGGTTCCACCTTCCCTATCAACATTTCTCCACTTCCACAAACTTCCGCTACTTCTGGCGCATCTGAACTCGGCCAGCTCGCCGCTATCGGCCAAGTCACTGGCACTATGCGCTTCTTCAAATCCTTCGTGGAACACTCTGACCTTCTTGTCATTGCTTCTGTCGTATCAGACCTGACCTATCAACAAGGTCTGCATCGATCACACTCCCGTCGTACACGTTACGACTTCTATATGCCCGCTCTCGCAAATCTCGGCGAACAAGCCGTACTACTTAAAGAAATCTATGCCCAAGGTACTGTTGACGACGAAGACGTCCTCTGCTACCAAGAACGCTGGTCTGAACTTCGCTACGGCAAAAATATGATTACTTCAAAAATGCGCTCTAACGACGCTCAATCTCTCGATCTCTGGCATCTATCCGAAGAGTTCGGCTCTGCCCCTACTCTCGAAACCTTACTGCCCTGCAATACTCCAATCGATCGCGTCCTGGCTGTCGCAAATGAACCTGATATTCGTCTCGACTGCTACATGGTCGTAGACCACTCTCGCGTCATGCCTACTTACTCTGTCCCCATGCTCAATAATCGCTTCTAATCTAAACTCTCACCGGAGGTACTATGCCATGCTTATTCTAAAAAGGACTTTACTCACCTATAATCATATATTCGGAGTACTTAACTGTGATGGTCACTTACTCACTACCCTTGAAAGGCCCTATCTCAACAATCAGCGCAATATTTCTGCTATTCCCTCTGGCAACTATCGCCTTACTAAGCATATCTCTCCTAAGTTTGGTCGTTGCTTTTGGGTACACGACGTACCAAATCGCTCTTCCATACTTATCCACGCTGGCAATACCACTAATGATACTCGCGGCTGTATTCTTGTTGGACAAGGTTATTCTCCCTATGGTATAACTAACTCTCAACAGGCTCTCCAATACTTACTTATAAATGCTCCTCCCGAAACTGAACTTAAAATAATTGAGGTATAAATGAACTGGATAATCGAAAATGCTGAAACTGTCGGCCTGATCGTCTCTCTGATCTGGAACGCAATCCTACAATCTACAAAGGCAAAAAAATAATGCCCGCCCGCCGTTCTAAAAATCGTTATCTTCAACTTAAATATTACTTTCAATTCAACAAGGCTTGCTAATGGGACTCGGTTCATTCATCAAAAAAGCTGTCGGTGTCGTCACCCCCGTTCTCGGCGCCGCCACTGGCAATCCTCTTCTCGGCGCTCTCGGTACTGGTATCGGCGGCGCTCTCGCTACTGAAGATGCCCAAGACTTCGCTTCCTCTTCTGCCGCTACTGCCAATGCCTTCACCAAAGAACAACTTCAAAATCGCCACCAATGGGAAGTCAATGACCTTCGCGCTGCTGGCCTTAATCCAATTCTCTCCGCTATGCGCGGCGCTCCATCCATCGGCGGCTCTGCTTCCGCCTCAACATCCGCTAACGTCGCTCAAGACGCCTCTGCTCTCGAAAATGCTCAATCTAATCGCGCTAACTCGGCCTCTGCCGCTAATCAACAAAAACTCAATACTCAAAAACTTCAAGCTGAAATTGATCTCATGAAATCAAATGCTGAAGCCTCTAAATCTCAAGCTGTCGCCTCTCAAACTCAAGGCGTTAAAAATATCGCTGACTCAAATCTCTCTCGTACTGAAATGGAAAAAATTCTCGCTCAACTTCCCTCTATCGAGTCTTCTGCTCGTAACCAAAAAACTGAACAAGACACCTTCCTCAACAAATATATCCGTCCTCGCACTAAAGCTTTCGCTGATACTCTCGGCGACTTCACTGGTGCCATCGGCAATGTGTTCCGTGGCTCTGCCGGCTATCACTCTTACTCAAAAAACTAAGGAGACTACAATGACTGAACGTACTATTAAATCTGCTCATCAACGCGACCGCGTTAAAACCTATGGTGACCCTGATCGCAAAACTAAAGCTGTTCAATCTGAAAAACACGCTTCAAATATCAATAATATCGTGGCTAAAGCCCACGTAACAAAACAACTGCCCGTTCTCATGCATCGGCAACCAATCGAAAATCTTCCAACTGATCTATCCTACCAAGACGCTCTCAATAAAGTCGTCTATGCTCAGCAATCCTTTGCTCGTCTACCCTCTGAAATTCGAACAAAATTCGATAATGACCCCGCAAAACTTCTCCAGGCTCTTCAAGACCCTACAAAAAATCTTGACCTCCTGGTCGAAGCTTCTGTACTCGAACCCGTCAAGGAAATCATTGACCCAATTCTCGCGGAACTCCGCAAAATCAATGAACCCCCTGCCAAGCCAAGCGGCGGTAACGCCGCGCCCCTTGGAGGCGAAGCCTCCGCCTAGCGGCGGGCGTCCTCGCCCCGCCAAAAAGCCCCCGAAAGGGGGCTTTTTTCTTGTTAGCACATATCTCCTTCTTGTCGTATATGTGCTAACTGACACCTTGACTATATGCTCAAGTGTCTCTAAACTAAATCCATCTGGTAACCACTCTCTCAAAGGAAAATCCTATGTATCGTAAATCTATGAACAACAAACACTCTCAAAAGGTCTTCACTAAAGGCGCTCTGAATGTCCATTCAAAAAACACTAACCCTGTGCCTCAACGTGGCGGTCTCCGCCTGTAATCCTTAATCTCACCGAAGGTTCTTATGACCTGTTACTTCCCTGTCGATATCTGGATATCAAAATTCAAAAAAGACAACGGCAAACGTGACGTCGTCCATCAATATCAATCCCGTTACCATAGCGACTACGATAAATCTCAACGCGCCTGTGGCGGCTGTGTCGGCTGTCGCCTCTCCAAATCTCGCGAATGGTCTATACGCTGTATGCATGAAGCATCCCTACACTGGAAAAACTGCTGGCTTACTCTTACTCTCTCCGAAGATTATAAACAAACTCGGCAAAATCCTTATTCTCTTGAACGCGGTCAAAAATCTGAACTGACCCGCTTCCTCAAACGCCTTCGCAAAAAATTCGGCTCTGGTATCCGCTATTACTACTGCGGTGAATATGGCGAAACCTGCTTCTTCTGCAATAAATCTGAACGCTTCTGCAACTGCAAAAACTATATTGCTTGGCGTGGCCGTCCTCACTATCACATTTGCATCTTTAATCACGACTTCGATGATAAAAAATTCTATAAAAATATTAACGGCCTCCCACACTACACCTCTGAAATTCTCCATTCCCTCTGGACTGACCCAAAAACAAAATTACAAATGGGCCTCTGCACTATCTCTGATCTCACTCCTGACTCTGCGGCCTATACTGCCCGCTACACCATGAAAAAAGTCTATGGTGATCTCGCTAAAGAAGATCACCCCGTTCTCGGTATCCGTCACTATGAACGCCTCACTCCTGATGGCGAAATAATCCAACTCATTCCTGAATTTACAAATATGTCCCGTGGCTCAAAACACACCAACACTGGTGGTATCGGCAAAGGCTGGCTCGACAAATATTCCAAAGAAGTCCTTGACAACGACGCTGTATTATTCAAAACTTGTCGTATCAAACCGCCTCGCTTCTACGATAAAAAACTCGAAATTCTTGACCCTCACACTCATGAAGAAAATAAATTTAACCGTATTGACAAGGCTGAAAATTCTCCTGATAATACTCCCGAACGTCTACAAGTTCGTCACTACATTGCTAAACAAAAATCTAACCAACTCACCCGAAAGGAATTCTAAATGTTCATCTTCACAATCTTCGACTCTGTCTCCAAGAAACCCGGAAACGTCTTCACTACTGCCACTATTGGCGAAGCTGAACGGCAATTCCATGATGCCCTCGCTAACGCTCAAGTTGGCTCTCTCTTCAGAACCCACCCGCAAGACTTTTCGCTTCACCTTCTCGGTGAATTTGATGAAAAACAAATGAAAATTATCTCTACCGAAACTTCCCAAATCTGTACTGGAAAAATAACGCCCCAAATCCCAACCGAAGGGCTGGCATAACCTTCGGTGAGGTTACACCTCGGCACGTGTCTAAACTGCCTCTCACCGAAAGGAAAATAATATGTTCAATCGTAAAAAAAATAACTTGCTTGCCCTCGAAAAAACAATTAAACTCCTAGCTGGCTATCATGCTGTGCCTCTTGATAACCCTCAATTCCTCGCCCAATATCGTCATCTAATTACTCTGTATCTCACACTCTGCAAACAAAAAGGACACACGCCATGTTTGGTATAAATCAAAACTCACTACCTTCCGTTTTTTCCCATTCATTCTCCCGTGTTCCTCAAGCTACTATGCCGCGCTCTACTTTCAAGCGCATTCTTACAAACAAAACAACAATCGACGTTGACTATCTCTATCCAATTCTCAACGATGAAATCCTTCCTGGCGACACTTATGACGCCACTCTCACCGTTCTCGGTCGCTTAACCACTCCGCTTACTCCCTTCATGGATAACCTCGCTGTAAAAGTCGAGGTCTTCGCTATTCCATACCGTCTCACACAAACAAACTGGGTAAAACTTCAAGGCGAACGCGATAATCCTGACGACTCTATCGACTTCTCTCGCCCTTACATCACTACAACTGCCGTCACTGGCGTAGCTAACGGCACAATCTGGGACTATCTCGGCTATCCCACACAAATTCCTGATCTCCGTATCGACGGCTCCTTACACCGTTCCTATAACCTTGTCTGGAACTCTTACTACCGCGATCAAAACTGGCAAAATTCTCTCGTCGTTGATAAAGACGACGGCCCGGACACTCTCTCTGACTATGTCCTCAAAAAACGTAACAAACCACATGACTACTTTACTTCTGGTCTACCTGACCCACAAAAAGGCGACCCCGTATCGCTCCCTCTTGGTACAACTGCCCCTATTATCGGTCTGGCAAAAACCAATCGCAGTATTACCGACTCACCCGCTACAAACGTCTTTGAAACAACTGACGTTGCTGGCGGTAAAACTGTTACATACACAAACTCTTCTCAAATTGACAACGGCTCTGCAAGTCGCCGCATGGTCATTAAACAAGACGCCAACGGCAATCCACAAATCTT